CCTTTATAAAGTTAGGGCGAGAACTATCAAGTTTAGAGAAAAACTCATTTGCCAACAAAACACCTAAACTTTTAATAAGACAATCCTGTTCATACTCATTTATAAAATCATTTACCTTGCTTTCAACCTCGGTAACGGCATCCGCTATTCCCGGCTTTGCGTGAGCAATGTATATTTCATTTTTAAAGTAAGTATTGTTTACGATTCCCATTATTAATTTATTTAGCTTTTGCTTTTGCTTTTGCTTTTGATTTTAAGATTCCGTGAGCCTGCAAGGCTTTTAAGGTTGACTCCGCAAACATCGCGGTATCACCTTTCTTGGCTCTACCGTGATTTTTTGCGTAAGTTCCTTTTATCATCTTGCCACTACTCATTACAATGGACTTACTGCTGCGATTGAAGCTTTTACAGTATCCAAATCGTCATAGATGAAAGCTTGCTCGTCCAATTTCTTCACGTATTGAAAGTATCTGGACTCTCCAACCATTGTGAACATATTGGTGATGAACTGATCGTTAATCCAACCGATTCTGATAGAAAAAGGTATGTAATTAACAATGTTAAGCATCTTCATGTCGGCAACAAAAATCTTTCCTGCAGGAATTTTATCCCAAGGAAGTATTGTAACGCCTCCAATAGTTACTTGATTGAACAGTCCAGCTTGAGGGTAAAGCGGCAATCCTCTTTCGTCTTTTGCAGATACCAATTGAATGAAAAAATCAACAGGGTTAATCAAACAAACGTTTGCCATATATTGAGCTTCATCCGCGTAATTTTTGGTTGTGTAAATATCCGTGATACACGCATTTACTACATCCATAAAATTAGGGTTTACAACCTTATTGGCCATATCTCCTGCAACGAAAGTTCTACCATATTCAGTAGCTCCTTTTGCGTTCTCTCCCGTACCGTCTCCAAAGTAAGCGTTTGCAGCCTTGAAAAGACCATGCTTTTTTGTCAAGTACTCGTTGGCAACACTTTGAAGTCTTGCTACGTCTGTTACAGATTCCTCAGTTAAAACTTCGTGAGCAGCAATCTTGTAAGGTCTTGGAAATCTATTCTCCCATTTGAAGTCGATTTGAGGCTTTTCAGCTCCTTCGGCAACAAATGTGTAGTCTCCGTCTTTTGGGATAAGCTCCGTATAAGAAGTTGTGGCGCTCCCGGTACTTGAAATTGTTGCCATACCTAGCAATCTTTCATCGTTACGAAGGTTAAAACTTCCTAATTGAGTGTGACCAACAGGACTCATTGCAGGCGCTTCATCTACTCCGCTTCCTGTTGTAATATCTCCAACGGCTTTAGGTACAAAATCAATATACCCTGTACCCGCTTTTCTGATTTCTTCAATTTCAGATTCTTTTTCCTTTAGGAAAGAGTTTAGTTGTTGTTTAACTGTTTTAGAAGTTTGTTTCTTTTGAGACTCGATAAAGTCTTCAATTGCTTGGCCACTTTCCTTAATTTCTCCGTGAAGCTTTAAAATTTCGTTTTTAGACGAAACTCCCTCCGCTTGTGCAGCTTGTAATTCATCTTGCAAAGCCTTGAACTTTGAGTCCAAAGCAGCTTTAATTTCTTCTGGTGTCATTCTTTAAAATTTATAATTAATACTTGTTTTGGTGTCCAAAGTGCTTTCGCGGCCTTAAACTTAAATAAAGTGTTTTGCAACGGCTTTATTATTCTTTTATCCATTTCATCAATGGTGATTCTTTTTCTTCTTGTCCTTGAATTTCCTTAACTTCTTGCGTGGGTGTAAAACCATTACTTCCCAATACAACCGCCGAGCCTTCTATTACTTTCGCTTCTGTTATAGCCCAAAAGTAAGAAGATTTTTCTAATTCAACATTGTTTGCAATTGTTTCGTAGTATTTATCCCACACGGCTTTTTCTTCCGCGTAGTCTTCTTCTTCGGAGTTTATTGCTAACTTCATAGAAACATATCTCATTCCAACAGAGTGTTGGTCTATGTTTCCGTCTTTGTATTCCTTGAACATTTCAGAATTTCTTGAATGCTTTATGGTAGCATCAAAGGTAAGTGCTTCCGTTTTTCCTTCTAAATCAAAACCTAAAGACTTCCAAGAAACCTTATTAACCCCAACAGATAGGTCTTCTTTATCCGCTATAATAGATTTAAAAGACATTTGATGTTCCTGCAGAAACTTTATGTTTTTGTTTTCTTTTAAAGACTTATTCCAAATACCGTCAACATGAACATCCTTGTGGCTGTCAACTACGTTTGTCGTGTTTATAATCAATCTACGTTTAATAGAAAGCGTATCTTCTTCCGAAGCTGATTTATTTAAAGAAGGTGTTATTGATTTTAAATGAACTGCACTTCCACCAAAACTATCCGCATATTTTATAGCGGTTTTTTTAGCGTAGACAATATCTTCTTTATTAGTCTTTAAGAACTTAAAAAGCTCTTCCCCTTGTAAATTCTTAGGAATGTCCATATTTCTTTTTTGTTAGCGGTTTATCAGATTCAACCTCCTTCATCCTTTTTTTTAGAGCCTCTCGAACTGCTGGGTTAAGGTTTGGTTTAGCCAAAGTCTGTTTTAAATTCTTTATTATCCCTTCTTTTGTTGTCATTTTATAAGCTCTTTAATCTTTTGCTTTTGATCTTCGGTCAATTCTTCAGATTGATTTTGCTGAACAACTATATCTTTGAGAATTGTTCCTTTTGGTAGGCCGCAAATTTCAATCGCAAGTTCATCGGGTACTCCTGCGTTTCTTAAAACAGCCAAGGCCTCTCCTTGTTTCTTTGCATTTTCAAACTTGATTGTTTTAAAAGATAGCATTACCGGCAAGTGGTCGTAAGAGCCTGTTATCTTATAGGAGTCTCCTTCAAATAGAGATTTGTTTAAAGTTTCTATTGTGCTTTCAAGAGTTGATTGCATTTCGTTTTGAATGTAAGAAACTAAACTTTGATTTGCATTTTTATAAGTTGACTTGCCTCCATCAATTGAATATATGTCTTTTGGTAGGTGTAGCGCTGCAAATATTATTCCTGCATCTGTTTTTATACCTTCATCGTGTCCAAGGTCTCTCATTATTATGTGCATCGACTGCCACTTTATAGATGAGTTTGTTACGATTGTTCTTCTTCGGCCACTAGCTAATCCGTATCTTTCATTTGCCCTGTTCTCAACATTTTCTCTCTCTATTCCTGCAAGCGGAAAGCCTTGCTTCTCTCCGCTAATCATTTCTTTTCCGTTAGACTTGATTATTATGCTTTTTGCTTTTTCACTATCACAAGTATTGTAAAGCGTTTGTCTTATTCCGTCAATCCTGGAGGCGGTATTGTATGGATTTTTTGAGTCCATACCATTAGGCATATCGTAGAAAAATATTAAGTCTTTTATTTTTATTTTGTGGTTTTCACCTTCTGCATCATAAATAACTTCTAAATTTTTTCTTTTCTCCCAAGAGCTTCTGTTTGGGTATTTACCAATTTCAACTTTATCGGGGAAATCTATTAATTTAAAATCTAGTACATAAAGCGAGTTTACGTATGACGTTCCAAAGGTTTTTTTCTTCCAAACAACTGCAACTCCGTTTACAATTTGCGTAAACATTATTGACTCGAGTAAGTCTGATAACGTCATCGCGTAATTTGGTTCTTTAAGTACGTTTAAAAGGGGGTGTGATAAATGAGGTTTTAAAGTGTTCCTGTTTACAACATTAAATTCAGCTTGACTAAACAACTTTGATATAAACAGTATCGCAGGAGATAAAATAGAATGTTCTAAACCTATTTTTAAGTTAGAGTTTTCGTTTGACCAATCATTGAAGGACGTTACATCGTTAAAATAATCGCCAGATTTATTTTTTGTGAAAACGGGAAAAGGAATTTTTAAACCCAAAAAGTTCATAGAAAACGTTTCCTACAAAAGTATATAAATTATTCCGAACAAAATAAGAACAAAAAAAATGAACCAAACAAATTTATCTTTTTTGTTTAATTGAAACGCCTTAACACCACAATTTCCGCAGTATAAGCCGCTTACATTATCGTGATGCTTAGTCTCTTTTTTGCACTCGTGGCAATATCTATTCATATATTATTCCTAAATATGGTATTAAGTAGTCAACAATATACTCAATTGAGTTCATTAAGTGGTCGTTATTTTTATCTTCAATATCATCTGTTGCCAATCCGTATCTGTCTAGCTTAAAGCAATAATCGTGATATTCATTGTCTATATTTCTTGATGTATCGGTGTAAACTATTTTAAAAGACTGAACCTGAGTCCTCATTCTTTCTTTACACCCTGGGCCTTTATTAGCTCCTACCGCAGTTAAACCTCCCAATTGTAAATCCATAACCATTGAGTTTTTTGCGCTATCTGCAACAATAAGTTGTCCTTCTAATATTGGTGGTGTTATTGATGTTTTTAGATACTCGTAAGTAGGCATTCGGAATGTATTTGAAGGCTTGTATAGCTTTTCGTCTAAGTAAAACGTTCTATCTCCATCCCATTTAACCTCAACGACTGCCGTTGGTGATGAACTTCCAAAATCTAATCCAAAATAGCTAGTGCATTGAATTTTATTAAAATACTCTTTGGTGCAAGTGTTCCAACCCCTGTAAACTCTGTTTGGTCTTTCCGAGCCAAGTCCTAAACAGTATACAGCGTAATTAAACGGGTCTGCTGTTTGATTCTTAACGTTTTCTATGTGAGGCGGAGGCTGATTGTGTTCGCCTACCGGCTCGCCCTTATACATTATTTTTCTGTCTTTAATTTCAAAAGTTCCTATTTCATAAGGGCAATAACCTTCTAACTTTGCTATAATTCCAGAAGTTAAAAAGGGGTTATCTTTATAAGTTGAGTGTATGAATTTAGCCATTGGGTTAGTCCTATAAGCCTCAATGTAGAATTCTTTTGAAGGGTTGTAATCTATAAAAACAACATCGGTACATCTTTGATCTAACTGATCAAAAACTTCCTTGCTAAACTCTGATATTTCATTAAAAAAAATATCGTTGTTCTTCATACCGAGTGCTTTTGAGAGCTTTTCAGTTCCCTGGAGGTGTATTGTACTTCCGCTTTTACACTTCCATATTCCGTCTTTTATGTTGTAAGAGAATTTTTTTTGAAGGTATTCGTCTCCTGTTATTATGTTTTTTAAATCTTCCCCAACAGAGCCTATGCAGTCAATTCTTAAATTCCTAAAACAACTTATTTTCCAATTCTTTTTTGTTAAAGCTCTTATTACTAAAGTTTGAACAATTGAATATGATTTGCTGCTCCTAGAGCCTCCAGAGTTTACGATATATCTATATCCTTCTGATAAGGCTACTTCTGTTTTTTTAAAAGTGTTAGTTACTTGTATCTTCATTATTTACAACAACATGCTCAATAGTTATAACTTGATTTGATTCCTCTTGACGTACTTCTGCTCTTTGAAGCTTAGGCTTTATAAACTCCAACAACTTAAAAAAGTTATTTGCAAAATCGTTTTCACTCCCCATTTCATCTCCTTGGGTTAAGAGTATTGCGTTCATTTTCTTACTGTGCTTTCCTGTTAAATCATCAGTAAGCTTGTCAAACTCGCTTCTTCTTTTATTCTGATTTTCTTCCATTTATTAATTCTTTAACTTCA